TTTGCTTTTATTGATTCGATCATTTGCGTCTCCTCTTCTTATTTACACCTGCTTCACTTAAAGCGATAGCGACGGCTTGTTTCCTATTCTTTACTTTTTTCTTACTTTGTCCAATGTTTAATTTACCTTTTTTAAACTCACGCATTACCTTGCTGATTTTCTTTTCTTTTTTCATAGAAAACCTAAATACGCTCTAATATAATCATCGTTGTATCCTTGTCCCTCAAGTCTTTCATATACTCTTAATTGTTGTTCATCGAGTGTGTTCTTGTAGCCCTCTTTGCTTTGTGCATCCATTTGCGCTTTTAGTGCTGCTTGTTCTTCTGCTGACATTTCTCGTCCTCTTGTATTCGCTTGTTCTTCTGCTTTTGCTGCCATGCCACTTGCTACTTGTGCCATTTGTTCTCCTGTTAATCCGCCTTGGTAATTTGAAATAGCGTCTACGTAATTAGCTGGTGCGTTTGTTAAGTTTGCAATATCTCCAAGTTCGGGATTGTAAGTACCATCTTCAGCTAAGTTATATGGGCCTTTACCTAAGACTATAGACCCAAACAAACTAAAAGGATTTCCTGTTATAACGGCCATCGCAGGATTAAATAAACCTTGGTACCCAACATTTTTTGCTAGATCTACTAAACCCTCTTGAGTTGGCATTTGTGGATTATAATTGGCTATCGCATCGGGTATTCCAGTAAAATAATCCTTCATGCTATTATATGCACCTTTAATGCTAAAGTTATCGTTGCTGTAAAGATCGTTAGCAGCCATAGAAGAAAACGCATCAAAGTCACCACCAAAAAGATCTCCTGTAGGATCAATTTGATTTAATATTCTGTTTTTTTGAACATTATTTAATCCACCATATACTCTGTTTACATAGTCCATTTTTGGATCAAATTTAAAGCTAAGATCCTTGTTAAAAAGAGCCTCCAAAAAGTTATTTGTGTATTGTGTGTCATCTTGTGGAGTTGTAGTTGTAGGTGTAGTTTGTTGGTTTCCGCCACCACCATCATTTGGATTAAAACCTCCGTAGTCACCAGGTTGAGCTGTTGACATTTGTTGGGCACTTATTGCTTGTGGATCATTTCCTCCGTGTGTACCACCACCATTATTATTGTTATTTTGGTTTCCTAGACCATATCCTCTAGCTGCTCTTTCATTTGCTCTGCCTGGATCACCCATGTCAGCTCCACCTCCGCCAAAGAAACCTATACGGCCACCTTGAGCCATTTTTTGTTTTCTTAGTATAAACTCTAGTGGATTATTCATCTGTAACAGTAGCTTTCATTTGTTTTATACCGTCTTTTGCAAGTGAAACAGACGCCCTAAGCTTAGCATGTTCATCATCTTGCTGTAATTTAGCATCAAATTCTTGTCCTCCTCTGATCAGTTTTAGAGTCTCCATATTGGCTTTTTCTTCGCTTTCTTTCTCTTTTCTTTGCTGATCTTGGGCTCTTAATTGCACTTCATCGGCCTTTAATTTCAATAATGGGTCATTATCAAGCTGATTTAACACTTTTTTCTCCTCTTCAAGGTAATCAGTGGTCAATTGAGCTATCAAAATAGCTTTTCTAGACTCAATTTTGTCAGTTTCTTGCTTAATTTGCTGTTGAACTTGCATAACTTGCGGATTTTGCGGGTTCATACCGCCCATTTGTTGCATATTTGCTGTTAATTGCTGAATTTGTGCAATTTCTTCTTGGAATTCTAGCTGAACTTGCTCTTGAGCCATCAATGCAATGTGTTCCATGCAGTTTTTTGACAATAATGCCAACGCTTGAGGGTTATTTCTAGCCATAAACGTGCCCATAAACGTCAAATGTGCATCCATGTGTGCTTGATGGTCTTGTCCTGGGAATGCTTTGAACGGTTTTCCTGACATTGCCATAATATTTTCCATAGCAGGGTCCATTGGAGCAGGTTTTTGTGGTGGCGGTAGTATAATATTTACGTTTTTTATGCCTAACGCCTCATACATGTTTCTGTAAGCTTCATACAAGTTGTGCATTTTTGGGTTTGACATTGCTAATTGCAATGCACTTTGTGCAACTGTAATTCTTTGCGTTTGTGAGAAGATGTTTGGATCTGCTACAGGAATAATATCTATTCTTTCGTTAAAGTCTGCTTGTTTGATTTGTTTTTGTGCACCGATAATATCATACGGATAGACTGGTGGTAGGTATGTTGCAAAAGCATCAGCTAATAACATAAACTCTTGCTTCATAGATGCATACAATCTTTTGTGTATTGCAGACATAACTCTTGAGCCTCTTTCCAATAATGCAACTGTAGTTCCAACAGCCGCACTTTGGTTTCCATCACCCACTTGCATGTCAGCTATGCTCGCAAAACGTTGCCCAGATTGAACTACAAAATCCATAAGCTGTAGCAACGTTGCGTTAGGGCCTTTGAACGGTAAAGGCATGAATGCATCACTTAAGTTTCCACCAGGAGCATCGACATCTCTGAACTCACCCGGCTGCAACGGTTGAGCTTCATCACGTACTCTAATGCCTCGCATCTTGAATCCGGCCGGTAAATTTGACAAGGTGCCAGCGTCTAGTAATTGTCTAAGTGCTGCAGTTGCAGTTCTAGACAATCCGCCGATCATGTGGATTAGGCCGAACCCATAGAAGCCAAGTCCTGGTAGGAACTTAAAGTGTACAAAATATTCTTTTCGTTTTTTGCTTTGATCTTGCATGTCATAATTTCTTCTGACAGCTAAAACTTTTCCTGATCCTTCATCAATAGAAACTATGTAAGGAACTTTTAAACCTGTTGGTTCTTGCATCTCATCTAACTCTTCAAAACCAGGTAAATCTAAGTGTGTGTGAAATTCTAAAATATTGTAAATTTCATCGCTGTGTGGATCTATGCCACCTAGCTCATCTTTTTTCTCTGTGACCTCACCAACGTTTGCGTCTTCTTCAACAGGTACATCAGCATAAAAACCAGACAACTGTTGTTTTAGTAAATCGTTGCCTTTCATTTTTATTTTATGAATAATTGTTTCTGTATCATCTAAACTTGTTGCCGTGTATGGCACATACAAATCTTCTGCTGGCACAAACTTAGAAACACAACGACCTAGTAATTGGTCGTAATAAACTTTTTTAAATGTAGAACCTGATAGCGGTAAGTTAAATAACATTTGATCAAACTCTGGCTCATACTCTTTCATCTCAACCATAATTTGATAGTTCATGAAATCTCTTACACGATCAGCTTGTTGTTCTCTCTCAGGTGTAACAGCACCAACAATCTGTGCTCTTACAGGTCCGTCAGCCGGTAATAATTCTTTGTAAGCTAACGCTTGAAACTGTGTAACTGCTTCTGCAAGTACAGGGTGTGTTGCACCACTTGCACCTCTAAACGGCTCTGCTCTGTCTTCGTATTTAAAACCAAGAAGGTCCATACCTTTTGTGTATGTGTTTTCCCAGTCTTGTCTTGACGCTTTGCAGTCTTCGTAAACTTCTAATAGATCACTAGCTAGTTGCTCAGTGTCATCCTCGTTCATTAGATTGGCCAAGTTTTCGTTATGACCTTGTGGTCCTAATGTTGCGTTTAATGCCTGCGGATCAAAGTCAATCGTTGCACCACCGTCTTCATCTTGTGTAACTTCTATCGGTGGTTTTGTGTTGGCTTGTTGTTGCAACATTTCTGTTGCAGCGGCTGCGCCTGCTTGTGGCCCTTTTATTTGGAAGGAACGTCTTGGTCTTGGAACGTTCAGTGTTTTCTTATCAATTACCATAATGTACTCTCTCCTTAAATTTAGAAGCTATACCGCCGCGAGCCATTCCAACTCTACCACCGTTAGCCATATCGTCTATTATGTCTGTATTTTTCTGTTTTTCTACAAATTCCTCTAAAGCTTGTTGTACTGTTTTTTCGTCTGTTTTTCTACCACCCGTTGCAAAGTTTTCCCAGTTACTAAGATCCCCTTTCATGTCATCATAATCACCAAAGTTTTCGTAATCGTATGGGTCACCTTTTGCGTATTCTCCTGCTTCAAAAGTTGGTTTTTCTGTCACCACTCCTCTATTGCCAAGCTTATCTGTCATTACTTTATTTTCACCTGGGATATATTCCATAGAAACTTGTTGATAATCATTACCTCTACCAGTTACTGTAATTTTACCTGAAACCATGTCTTCATACAAAGTGTAATCATCTAATTGATAAATTTTTTCAGTATCACCACCGGAAGTAAACTGTGCATATCCTGGTTCGCTT